TGTCTGCGGTGAACATTTCGACATAGCTGTCGGTAGTTCCCGCAAGTGCGTAGCGGGTGCGGGCGGCGGTGGGCGTGGTGCCAAGCCTCCATTTAGTGCCGCTTACGGCTTTCCAGCCGCTCCAGTGATCAAGAAAGTCGCCGCTTAAGCGGACATCGGCGGATGTGTTGGTGCTCGAGACGGCATTTGAGGTTGCACTGGCTGTGAAAGTGCTTGTTGCAATTATAAGCGTTCCTGTTGACGCATTGTTGCAGGCTGGGCCCCCACCGGCTGTGAATGTGCTGCCGGAGATGGTTATCGAACCCAACGAGGCGTTGTTGATTCCGTTTGATGTGGCTCCTCCACCGCCAAAAAATGTGCAGTTGGCGCAATTTACAGAGCCTCCTAAGGCATTGTTGATACCGCAGGCATTAGAGCTGCCGGATCCTCCTGCAAATGTTGAGGCGCTCACCGTTACTACTGCGGCGGCAGCATTGTTAAAAGCCGTTGTGTTGGTAGTGTTGCCTCCGGTAAATGTGGAGTTTGAAATACTGATGGCTCCTGTTGAGGCATTATTGAATGCAAAGGCTGCAACTGCGGTTCCACCGCCTGTAAAATTACAAGCTGAAATATCAACAGCAGCCGTAGAATTGTTGTTGATACCGTGAGCGCCTGCGCTTCCGCCTGGGGTAGAGCGAACGCCCGATAAATTCAAAGTGCCGCTGGTCGCTGTGACATTGAGGCAGGTGGTCGTGCCTGCGCGGAGGTCGCATGTCATGGCCCGAATGGTGGACATGGTAAACACGCCGCCTCCTGTGGTCGCGCCTGCGGGGGTATTTGTGGCTGTGGTGAGGGTAGCAAGAGCTTTTGCAGTTCCGAGGTTCCCTGCTGTGCCTGTGCCGGTGGATTGGAAGACCGTGCCTACAGTGTTGCTGGCCGCACCAATCGCGGTCCAGCTTTGCCCGCCGACATTAACGATCTCATACCACTGACCGCTGACGAGCGAGCCGGTGTTGACGGTCGGGTTGTTTGCTCCACCGATGTTGACATCGACATCAAGCGTCACATTGAATCCGTTTGCGTAAACGGTGTCGCCGTTTCCGGGTAGGGCGTTGCCGTTCCATGTGCTGGTCGATGACCAGTTGCCGTTTGCTACTGCGCGTCTTGTGGCCATGGCTTAGAGTCCTTTCGCGGTGATGAATTGTTGCAAGGCCGCTTGGATCGCGCCCACGGCGGTCAGTGTTTCCGCATCAGCCACGGCGAGCGAGCCGAGGCGGATCGATTTCGCGTGGGCGGGCTGGGTCTCGACCATGCCGTCTTCGATGCGGAGGGGCGTGAGGTTCATCACGACGCTGGCCTCTGGCTTGCCTTCTCCGTCATAGCTGCCGGAAATGATGAGGTTCAGGGCGTAGCGGTCGTATTGCTTTGAGTCGATGGTGGATGGTGCGGATGCGATCATGGTGTTTGGATTTTTGGGGTTTAAGAAAATTGGAGGGATTGTTTGGAAGACCACGCGCCGGTGGCGGATTGGGTGGCTGTGACCGACCCATCGGCATCGGTGGTGATGCGGGTGATCGTCCAGCCGGTGGAGGATTCGGCGGTGCCGGTGGGGGCGGTGCCGTAGTAGTGGTAGGGTTCTGCCCAAGCGGCGCGGGCGATGGTGGAACCGCCCTCGGTGAGGGGGACGGGGGACCATGCCTCGCCGTCGAAGACGAGGATGTCGCCCATCTCCGCCCCCTCGCCAGAGAGGCGAGAGGCCGGGATGGTGACGGGCATGACCTGCCAACGCGCTCCCGTCCACTTCCACTTCCGATTGCCGGAAGTGAAGGTGTCGTTGACTGACGGGGTGGATGGAAACGCGAGGGCGGACATGGTTTTTTACTGCTTGTCGATTTCGACCCACGCTCCGTTGTAGGAGAGGTATTCGGTCATGTCGGTGGGGTCGATCCAGCGGAGACCGGCGGTGTGGGACGGGGCGGTTGTCGAGATGACATCCTTGATTTGCTTGCCGCTTTCGAGGGCGGAGATGTTCGACTGCGCGGTGGAGAGTCCGCCTTCCAAGGAGGAGGCGCGGCCTTCCAGCGAATCGATGTCCCCTTCCGCACTGGTCACACGACCCGCGAGGGTGGTGGCAGCGGATTCGGCGGCGTCGAGGTCGCTCTGGAGCGTGTTGATTTCGCCCTCCGCCGTGCCGAGGCGAGTGTCGAGACCGGAGATGTCCGAGGCCAAATCGGCATCGGCGGCTTCCAGCGAGGAAACGGCATTGGCGAGGTTCGTGGAGGCGGCACCAGCGAGGCTGGATATGGCTCCGTTCAAATCCGAATCCGCAGCTTGGAAAGCGGTTACGATTTCCGAGAGCGAATCAAGGGCGGTGCCGTCCACATTGGAAAGGACATCGTCCACGCGAACATTGAGGGCGGTGATGTCGCTCTGTGCAGTGGAGAGGCCGGATTGGAGAGAATCAATTTCTCCCTCGGCGGTGCCGACCCGGCTGGTGAGACTCGTCGCTGCCGACTCGATGGCGGTGATGTCGCTCTCAATCGCGCCTGCGCGGGATTCCAAAGCGGTGACGGCTGGGGCCGAGGCCACGCGGGCGTTGGTGTAGTAGAGGTTGTTGGAACCTTCGACAACCGCATCGGTTGTGCGAGGGACGAGTTTCCAAGCGGTGCCGTTGTATTTCCACGAACGGGAACCGACGGAGTGGATGTCATTGAGGGCCGGTGAGGCCGGGAAGGAGATAGCTGCCATGGTAGTAGTGTTTTCTAGTTGTTGGTTGGTTTTTCGACCCAACTTCCTCCGAACCATTCGTAGGTGGTGAGGTCAAAAGTGTGTGTCCATCGCTGCCCGATGTAGGGGTGTGCGGGCGGCGTATCGGAAAAGGTCGCGGGGAGATCGGCGGCTTGCTGGTAAGTGCTGCCATTCCAGAGAGAGAGTGTGCCGCTATCCTGCGCGAGGTAGATGCGGGCCTCTTTGCCGGGTTGCGGAAAATCGGAGGCAGTCGGGTAGATGACGAGTTGCTTGATGCTGTCATCGGGCAAGACGATCTGGAACTGGGAGAGGTCCAGTTGCTGGGTGAGATTCGATTCGGTGATCGTCGTCATGCGTAGGTGGCGGTCTCCCGGTTAGTCCACGCGACATTGGTCGCCTTGGCGGTGGCAGTGACGGCTCCGTTGGCGGAGAGGGCGGAACGGGTGATGGTCCACTTAGCCACGGCGGCGGCGGAGCCAGTGGCGGGGATGTCGGAATTGAGGAGCAGTCCGTAGTAGGAAAAGGTGCCTGCGGTGTTGAGGGCGAAGGAGTGGATGAAGTTGTCCGGGTCGCGTTGCGTAGTGGCTGAGTAGAGACCGAGGGCGACGACGACGATTTTCGCGCCGTTGGGGATCGCGGTGGCGAAGGTGATCGTGCCAGCACCTTGGTTGACGAGGTAGTCAATCGTCGGTTCCTGCGTGACTCCGTTGATCGCCACGATGACATGGTTCGGGTCGCTCGATTTGAGGCCGGTGACCGAGAAGGTGCGGAGGGTGCCGTTGCCGGTGAGGGTGGTTTTTGCCGAGTCGAGGAGACCGGCTTGAGGGAGACCGAAATTGAGAACGGCGGTGCTGCCTGCGCCGGTATTGGTGACAAAGGGCGGGGTGGTGCCGGGAACGGCGGTGACATCCCCGACTTGGACGAGGAGCGAGGGGTAGCTGACGCCGCCTGCGGGACCGCCTCCGCTGACCTGCGCGGCATCGACCCCATCGCCGCCATTGCGGGAGGAGACGAGTTTGGAGGACATCCACGCCGGTTTGATCTTGCCTTTGCGCTCGGTGGAGTCCCGGCGCATCGCGGGGCTTTTGCCGAGGAGTTCGGTTTCTTTGGCGAGGAGCGCGGCTTTGTTGGCATCGCCGGTCAGCGGAACGGCGAGCTTGGAGGCAAGGTTAGCCGTGAGTAAGTCTATGAATAAGGAGTCGAAGAGGGTGACCTCGGTCACTTTCTTGACATATTCCAGCGTGATCGCCGTGCCGAGCCAGACATCCCAATCGGTCGTCCAACTGGCGGACACGCCGGGTTGCTTGGTAGATCCGGCAACCAGGCAGCGGTAGACCGCGCCGTTGTTGGAGACAACATTGCCGACTTCATAGGTGCGACCGGTGACCCATGCGGGCGAGCCGGAATCGGCATTGGCGAGGACGAAATTGCCCGACACTTCCCATGCCGAGTCGCCGGTCGAGTAGTCGTAGTCGTTGACCCGGAAGACGCGCAGGCAGTCTGCGGGAATCGCGTAGCGGTAGGCCCACTTGTATTCCGGGCGCGGGAGGGTTTCGGCCACCGTGGTGGACTTCATCGCCCATGTCCATGACCCGGCGAGGAGGAGGGCATCGCGGACTTGCGGGTAAAGAGACTTGGCGAGGAGGAGAGCGTGGCTGCTGGAACTGAACTGCTCCCCGGTGCCGATGCGGAGGATTGCTTGGCGGCAAAGTTCGTCTTCGGAAACCGAGACGGCTGGGCGGAATGCCGCCCTGCTCTCAACCGCCGACTTCAGCGCCGGTTGAGAGACTAGGTATTGGAGTTCTTGGAAGAACTGCTCTTTCATTTTTTAGCAGGCATCGACTGCGGGGAACCCATTTCCAGAAGTTGCGCCAGTTTCATGGCCAAGGTGACGATCAGCACATTGAGGAAGACCGGCGGGTATTTGCTGACATCGGTCACGATGCCGATGGTCTCCACTTGAATGGGCGCGACTTCGTTCGTGTGGATAAAGCCCGAGACGATTTCCCACTTTCCAAAGTTCTCGTCCTCGTCCACGCCATTGATGCGAAGCACCTTGAGTGTGCCGGTGGGCAGAGCGTAGCGTTTGGAGTAGCCGAACGCCGGGGCCGCTGCATCGGCGGTGATGGAAGATTGGATGCGGGCGAACTGCCAATCGTAGTCGGATAGCACCTCGTTGCGGGTCTGATCGTAGAGGCTGGTGGCGAGTGCCATCGGTTCGCCGTAGGGTTTGAACGAATCGGCGCTGCCCACGCGCAAAATGGCTTGGCGGCAGATTTCGGAAACCGTGTTGGCTGCGGTGGTGGCGCGGGGCTTGGCCGATTTCTCGATCAAAATGCGGATGCTGGGGCGCATCATGGTCTCGACGGCGATGGTTGCCATGGCCGAGGCGATGTCGCCCTTTTGCGTGAGCGGCATGGCGATTTTGCTGGCGAGTCGGGCAATCAGCGCCTCGGTAAAAGGCGCAGGGAATTTGGTGACATCGGTCTGCTTGAAAGTGTAGTCGATCTTCACCGGAGACCCGAGGTCGGTGTGAAGGAATCCCCCGACGATTTCCCATTGGCCGAAATTTTCCGAGGAGTCGATGTTTTCAACTCGGATGAGTTGCATAAAATCAGCGGGCAAAGCATAGCGTTTGGTAAATCCTTGGGTCGGCGCGGCGCCATCTGCCGCGATGCTTGCCTGTTTCTTGGCAAACGCCCACGGGACATCGGAAAGAATCTCTTCCAAGGTTTGGTCGTAGAACGAATTGGCAAAGACCATAGGTTGCTTGATCAATGTCTCGGTAGACCCCAGCCGCATGATCGCCTGCTTGGAAATCTGCGTCCGTGTGGAAATCGTGTTGGGAGCCATGGAATCAGCAATGGATTCGATTTCGCGTTGCAAGGAGGGACGCACTGCCAGAGCTTCCATTTCTTTCATCGCGGCCTCGGCTTGACCGGCTAATCCCATGGCCATCGCGAGTTTGTAAGCCATGCGAACGACGACCATTTCCTTGAAAATGGCGGGGTAAGTGGTGTCTGTCGCGGGCGCGGCGATGTAATCGATTGCGACAGGCGAGGTGAGGTTGGTGTGAATAAACCCACCCACGACCTCCCATGTTCCAAAGTTCTCGGCGGAATCGATGCCGTTGATTCGCATGATTTTCAACGATCCGGTGGGAACGGGATATCGGAAATCGTAGCCGGTCACTGGGTTGACGGCATCCTTGACGACTCCCCCGGATTGATGCCGCGCAAACCGCCAATCGAATTCCGAAAGGATTTCCAAGATCGTGGGTTGGTAAAACTTGGCGGCAAACACAAACGGTTGGCCTTGGTTTTTGTAGGTTTCGGCATTGCCAACCCGAAGGATCGCTTGGCGAATGAGTTCCGAGGCGGTGGCGGTGAGAGTGCCAGTAAAATTGGCAACCGTCTCGATGGACTCCAGCAAAGCTGGTTTCGCCATGAGGAATTGGAGTTCTTGGAAAAGTGATTCGTATTTCATTTGGATTCAATGATGCCGCACAATTTGAGTGCGAGGGTTGTGGTGAGGAGTTGCACAAAGATCGGGGGATACTTTGCGACATCCGTGACTTTGGTGGTGATGTCCATGATGATGGGGGTCGGCAAGTCGGTGTGGACATGGCCACCGATCACCTCCCATTTGCCGCTATTCTCGCTATCGTCGAGGTTGTTGATTCGCAGAATTTGCCCGGTGCCTGCGGGGATCGCGTAGCGGTAGGCATAGCCCGAGGCCGGGTTGGCCGCATCCTTCGCCACGGAGACTTGCGAGCGGGCAAACGACCACTCGAAATCGGCGAGAAGTTCGTCGCGGGTTTGCTCGTAGAGAGATTGGGCGATGACCATGGGTTCGCCGTAAGGCTTGAAGGCTTCCAATGGGCCGACCCGGAGGATGGCTTGTCGGCAAATCTCGGTCACGGAATTCGCCGCCGAGGTGGTGGTCTTCGGCGCTTGCGTGTTGATGATCAGAGTGCGAAGACCGGGCTTCTGCATGGTCGCGCCAAAGATTTCCGCCATTTGGCCGAACAAGTCTTTCGAGCCGGTCAGTGGCATGGCGAGGAGTCCGGCCAATTTGATTGTCAGTAGCTCAACAAACAACGCCGGGAATTTCGCTGGATCGGTCACGGCGGCGATGTAATCGAGCGCCACCGGGGAAGAGAGGTTGGTGTGGATTTTGTCGGCGATGATTTCCCACACGCCGAAGTTTTCGTTGGAATCCACATTTCCAAAACGAAGCACCCGCAAGAAATCGGTCGGGAGCGTGTATTGCAGGGAGTAGCCGGAAATCGGAGCCGTGCCGCTGGTGAGGGAAACCTGCTTGCGGCAGAACTGCCAATCGAACTCGGCTTGGAGTTCCTCGACCGTCTGCGTGTAGAACAGAGAGCAATACTGCGCCTGCGCGGTCGCGTCCGTGAGTGCGGTGATGCGGGAATCACCGAGGCGGGCGAGGGCGAGGTTGCAGATTTGGATGTCTGTCATTGAGCAGCGGTCAGATCACAGATTGAAAAAGTGGGTGGCAGACATAGCCCGGTCTGCCAGCGGGGTGCGGGAACTTAGATGACTTCGTCGCAGGCGATCTCGACGACCTTCTTCTCTTCCATACGCACGGCGGCGAGGGACGCCACGGAACGGATTTGAAGGGAGTGTGAGAGGTCGGTGCGGATGTCCATGTGGGTCTTGAGACCGCGCTCGGCGAGAACGATGCCGCTCTTCACATAGGCGTAGCACAGACGAATGTCTGTGGTGGTTGCTTGGAATGGCAACTGCTGGCTGCGGCGGAATTTGAAACCCATGAAGGTGTCCACATTGCCATCAACAAGGGCGCGAACCGTGTTGAAGTCGGCGCTTGTCACCTCTGTCGAGCGGAGCAGGTCTTGAAGTTGCTTGGCCGAAACCACGATGATGCGCTCCTCCTCTTCATCGACTTCGTTGCTGTCGAAGAGAAACTTCGCAGCGCGGAGCTTGGCGATGGTGAGACCGAGGTTGGCACCGGGAGTTCCAGACTCAACAAAGTTTGGGCCGATCTTCTGGCCTGCTGGCAATGCGGTTTGAACAATGCCAGTCGGGCCGGTGGAAGCTGCACCACCAAGGGCATCGATGATGACCTTGTCGCAAGTGCGGGCGTAGGCGGCTCCGTGGCTTTGGATGATCGGGCTAGTCGGAAGAACGACTTCGCCGAGCAACTGCTCGTCCCATTCGTCAACGAGTTTCGCGCAGTCGTATTGCTGCGGGCGAATCCAACGCTTGGCCATCACTTGATCGGTGATCCGGGTTTCGCGGGAGCGATCCGTGATCTGCGTCATCGATGTTGCGTCGAGTTGGTTGTAGGACTTCTCTTTTCCTTCGATGGAATCGAGGGTCACATATTCTTTCAGCTTGCTGTTCTTTTGCTGAACGAGGTGTTTCCAGTTGCTATCGAACTGGGTGGTGAAGTGGTCGGGGATGTTCGTCAGAACTCCGTTTAGATTGGGCATTTTTTTCTCCTTGAATTGGGTTGAGTTGGTATCAGTCGAAACTGATGGTTTTTCTGCTCCCTTCGCTTTTCCGAGTGTCCCAATTGGGGTCAGCGGCGGCGGGTATTAGGGAGCAGGCTCAACGAGGAGGTGTCTGCTCTGACGGTGTGAGTTCTACACCATCTCTTGGTATCAGTCAAAAATTAGCGGGGCCGAGAATCGAACTCGGGATTCCAGATTATGAAACTGGTGTGATGCCTCTTCACTACCCCGCAGATTTTCATCCCTGCTTGAGCAAGGAGGTGACGAGCGCGGCGGCTTCGCGGTCGCCTTCCATGTAGCGTTTGTGCCAAGTGTTGTCGGGGTTCGACATGATGTCCTTGGCGCGGGCTGCGCCGGTCATAAACTCCGTGCCACCCATCGAGCGACCAACCTTGTCCTCACTCATCATTTGCGCCATGCGAACGAATCCACGCACGACCTCGGGATCGGAAAATCCATGCGAGTTTGCATCCACGCCAGCGATCTTCGCGGCCTGCTTCGCAAGTCCAATGTTCTTCCCGAAATCATTTCCCCACTCCTTTTGGAGCGTCTGCACGGCCTCGGTGCGTTGCTTCTCGTAGGTGGCTTGGATCGCCTCCAGCTTGAACATCTCGGTCTTCGCGTGTTGCGCGACGAGTTCCTTCATGGCCGAGGGCGGAATGCCGTGCTTGTGCGCGATCTCGGCATAGGGCTTCGCCATGTCGTCGCTCCATGTCATGCCCTCGGGCAAAGCCTCGGGAGCGAACTTGTATTCCTCCAGCGACTCGGGAACGCCCATCGCACGGCGGAAAGCGGCGTGTTCCTCGGGCGAGGATTTCTCGTTGGGAACGCCGAGCTTTTTCCCGATCAGCGCATTCGCATTCGCGAGCGCCTTCGCCATGTCGGGAACGCTCTTGTATTTCGCGAGCGTGTCCTTGTAGGCGGCGGAATCCTCCGGGAGGTTGTTAGTCCATCCTTCTCCGAATGTGCCGTCCGGGTTGACCCAGCCGGTCGAGGGAGTGGAGGGTTGCGTGGTGGTGGTGGTCGTCTCCGAAGCGGCGGGCGCTGCGGCGTTGGTGCTGTCGGCTCCTGTGTCGAGCAGACTCTGCTCGGAGGAGGTATCGATGGTGTCTTCCATAAATGGTATCAGTCAAAACTGCGCGTCAGTTTTCGACGGGGTGGTAACCGAGATGGGTGCGGCGTCCGGCGTAGCGGATCGCGAACTCCTGCGGGTGGTAGTCGCGCATCCACTCGACATAGGCGGGCGTCTTGTCGCCGAGCATCTGCTCCATTTCCGGTGCGGGCGGGATGTCTTTTTTGGGTTCGGTTTTCTTGCTCATTTTTTGACCTTGCGTTTGGGAGTCTCAATGTCGCCGTCCGCGATGACCGGCCTGCGGAGCATGGCTTCGATGTGGAGGACAACGCCTCGTTGACCGTCTCGCAGCGCGGCGACCACGGGGTTGAAATCATAACCAGGCAGAAAAACCTGCGAGTCGGTAGCGAACTGGTGCTTGAGGTCGGCGATGACGGTCTGACCGTCCTTGCCTGCAAACAAGCGATGGTAGGCGTTGGTGACCTTCTGGCGCTCACGCTCGCGGCGAAGGGCGGCGGCTTTGTCCTCGGGAGCCATCACGCTTGTCCCATCATGCCGGGGAGCATTCCGGCGAGAGCGGAGTCCTGCTTGACGCTGCCCGCTTTGCCGAGGGCGCTCGCGGCCTGCTCCATCTGCTGCGCCTGCATGGCCTGCTGCTGCGCTTGGGCGCGGGCTGCTCGTTGCTGCGCGACCATTTCCTCCTCCATGAGCCAGCGGGCGGGGAGACCATCGTTGCGGGCCATGTCGCGGCAGATTTCATCGAAGTCGAAATTGTCGAGCATGTCGGGCTTTATCTGCACATAGGGCAGAAGCATCTCGCTGGTGCGAATAAATGCGGCGTTTTCGAGACTCTTGATCGCGAGGGCGATTCGGGAGTTGTAGGCGACATCCGGCTCGGGGATGTAACCGACCATCGTGAGTTGTTGGGGTGGGGGAGGGAACTTGCCAGCGCGGGCGAGGATCGCAAAGACCCGGCGAAGGAGCGGATTGAATAGCTCGGTCGTGAGGCGAGCAAAGGTCGGGGAAAATTGGATCAGCTTCTCGCTGGCTCGCTCGGCGACTTCGCGGGCGGTCATCTGCTTTTGCAACTGCGCGAACATTTGGAACAAGTCCACATGGAACGCCTCGTTGATCGCTTTGCGTTTTTGTTCGGCCCGCTCGACGCCGATATCGTAGCGCCCATTGGTTCCCCATTCCCGTGGTGTGGCGTTGGGGTTGTTCGGATCGAAATAGGTCACGCCCCCGGCGCGGAGGTCGATGTCTCCATCGAACCCAGCAGGGATCAAGATGCGAGGGAACGCATGAATCTCAGCGAGGGAGTCGAGTTGCTTTTCAAGGAAGTTGAGTTGCTTGCATTCCGGCAGCGCGGTCCACGATGGCGAGTAGCCGTAGCATTCGGAATTCTTCCACTTGAGGTAGCGGGTGACGAAGAATGGTTGCTCATCGAAGCCAGAGGACAGGAAGACATGCTTGCTCGCCTTGTCCACATAGACCGAGGCGTAGGGCTTGTTCTCGGCGTCTCGCTTGCCCATTTCGATTTCACCCGGACCACGGGGAGCAATCAAATGGACACAGGAAAATTTGCGGTTGGAGTTGGGCTTCTCCAGTTCCTTCTGCATCGAGTCGGTTAGGTTCTCCACGCCGAACTTGAGCGCGGCCTGCCGTGCGGTCATCTCATACTCGCGAGAGAGTGTATCGACATAGCCCTCGTCATCCTCGGAGATCGCGAACGATCCCAGATCGAGCTTCGTGAAATTTAGGGAATTGTTCTTCCCAGCTTCGACCAGAATTGCCGCCGTGCCGAACGCGCCCCGGTCGAGATAGAGTTCGTGAATCTCGGTGTAAAAGTTGGACCGGCTGAGTTCGGCCTGCATCACCTCGGTGCAACGCTTAAACCACTGCTCGATCTCGTCTTCGCTCTCCATCGCCTTCGGCGGTTCCAAGCTGAACCACCGGCTTTCGAGCGGGGTCATCCATGAGAGTTGGCCATTGGCCAAAATCATGTTTGCCCGCACGGCGGTGGCGTCGAAGAGTTGCGCCTCGTCTTCGGTGGATGGCGAGGTCGTCTGTGTGAACATCGTCGCCTTGCGCGGCATCACATACTTCGCGATGTCCTCCCAGAGAGATTCCCATGTGGCCCGCTGATGAACGAGTTCCGCATGGCGCTGCAAAACCTTGTCAGCGAGTTCGGGATTCTTTCCGGTCATTTGGTATCAGTCAAAACTGAATCAACCGAGGGTCGAGTAGCCGGTCGTCATGGGAGCCTGCGAAGATTCCCCGGCGAGGATGGATTTCCGCATTCCCTTGCGACGAGCGGTCTCTGCCGCCATGTCGGCCTGCGGGTTGCCGGGGTCAACCTGCGCTCCGGGCGCGGGCTTGTTGGCTTCCATCTGGCGGAGCATTTCCTCCTGCTGGCGTTTTTGCTCCTCAAACTGCTGGCGTTGCATTTCCATCTGCTGGCGCTGCGCGGCGGCTTGCTGCGCGGCGGCTTGCTGCATCTGCTGTTGCTGCTGTTGCGCGGCCTGCTTCTCTTGCTTGCTTGGTCCTTTGCTTCCTCCTCCGAACCAAGCTAGGCAGGGAGAGAGGATGGGGTTGATTTCGTGGTCAGTAAGTCGCATCGCTTTTGGAGTTTTTGGGTTTCGTAAACTCGGAGCGGGCGGTCTCGCCGACTCCATGCGATGTAGGGGAGACGATACGGAGCAAAGTTGCAAGGGTTATTTTGACTGATACCACTATATATAGTGATCAGCCAGCAGTTCTGACACAACCTGTGGTATGCGTGAGCCGCATCGCGCCAGCGTTCCTCGGCGTCAAAAATATCCACCGGGCGGGCGAGCATGAAGAAGTCCTCGGTGTTGATGACCACGCCATTCCATGCGGTCAATTCCACCTCCTCGGCGAAGGATCGCGGCTGCGGGTAGCGCCGGTAGAGATCGAGGATTTGGAGTTCCAGTTCGCGATTCACCGCCGCACCTTTCCGAATCCCCCGCCTCGGAATCCGGCCATCACTCGGGTTGCTTCGTGGCGCTCGGCTTTCCGTGGGATCGCGGAGCGGTCGATGACCATCCCGCGCTTGATAGCCTGGTGCGAGAGACTGAACGCATCGCAGAAGTGACTGCTCCAATCATGCACCGGCACATCTTTGATCGTGACGCCATCGCGCTCTTCTTTGCTGTGGTAGGCGTCGAGCGCCTCGATGCCGTCCGCGCACCCGGCCTCGTTTATTGAAATCCTCGGGAACGCATCGTTGGCGAGATTGATGCCATCCCAAACGCTGATCTGCCGTGGCACCGGAACCACGCCGGTCAGTCCGCTGCGACCGAGCGCCTCCTGCCAGAGTCCGCCGACCTCCGCTGCGGCGTCATGCGGGATGAAGTGACCTCCGTAGCCGTATTGGCGTTCCTTGAGCCGTGCCGCCCAATCCGCAGGGGTCTTGCATTCATCGGACCCGGAAAGGGATTCCAAATAATTGATTCGGTCGCCGACCATTTGCCACACCCACACCTTCTGGTTGAGCGGAGCGCCCACATCCCATGAGGTGTAGACCGGCAGTTCCTTGAACCACAGAATGTCGTTTGAGATCCGTTTTTCGGCGCGAGCCTTTTCGAGTGAGCGAACATAGATCGCGCCCGGGCGACCGATGTTGAAGCTGCACTCGTATTCCTGTTGGAACGCATTTTCCGTGGTGCCTCGCCGGATGTCGGTGAGTTCCTCCTCGGGAATGATGTGGCTCTCGCTCGCCTTGAGCATGAGCGTGAACCACTCGCTGTCCGCGCAGGCTCGGTTCCACATCTTCCAAAAAATGTTTCGCCCTTTCGGCGTTCCCACCCATGTCGCCCAGCCTTGGTAGTCGGTGAGTGTGGGCCGGATGACATTGTCCCATGCCGCTGGGTCGAGGTCGGCGGCCTCGTCCATCACGACCCCATCGAGGTAGATTCCGCGAAGGCGCTCGTAGGCTTCGCCAGAGTAAAGCCGGATCGTGGCCTCGTTGTGGAAGGTGATCGCGAGATCGGCCTTGTTGATCACCACTCCGGGGATTTGCGAGGTGAACTGGACAAGGTATTTCCAAGCGATGTCCTTTGCCTGCTCGCGGGTCGGAGCCACATAGGCGTAGCGGAGGGGCGGTCCGCTGCGCTTGTGCGAGAGCGCCTTGGCGATGAGGTCTTGGATGCAGACGAACGATTTCCCAGCACGGCGATGCAGCACCATCACCGACCAGCGTTGCGTCCGGTGCAGGTAGCTCGCGAGTTGCGGGCGCGGGATGATGTCGATGTTAATGGCCACCGATGCGGATGTTGATGTCCATGGCCCCGGCGACCTCGATCTTCTCCGGTTCGTTCCATCCCATCGCCTTCGCGAGCATTTCCCCATACTTCGCGCAGGTCGCCGATTCCGGCGGCATTTCCATGAACCGCTCGCGGAGTGTTTCGAGATAGGTCTCGCGTTTGTAGCTCATCTTGGATTCCGACTTGGCGCGGAGTTCGTCAATTCGGAAGGCCACACTTGCATTTCCTTGCAATTTGCAAGCGGCACCATCGGCTCCTTTTTCGGAGTAACCGGCGCGGATGTAGGCTTGAGTAAGCGAGAGACCGCTCGCGACCCCTTGGCAAAACGCCTCTTGTTTCGGGTTCAATTTCATAGGGTTGATGGTATCAGTCAAAATTGATCTTGACAAGTATTGGGAATCTCCCCCTCATACTCCCCCTGTGGTTGTTATTTCGATCTGAGTCATTTCTTCGGACTTCGTTTTGACTTTGGTTTGCCGGAATAGGATTTCGATGGTTTCCGGGTCGTCGTCTTCGATGAGCTTCGCGTAACGCAACTGGTCGATGAGTGGCTTGCATCCGCCTGCGAAGTTGTCTGCATCAAGTAAGCGAATGGATTTTCTTTCAATGCGGAGTCGAGTGCGCGGCGAGCGCGGACTTTCTCCTTTTGGAGTGTCGTCCAGTGCTGGCCGAGGAGCCGGTTGAGGCTGGGCGTGAGGTATCCCCGCAGTTGAAGAGTGAGAGAATGAACCATCGGGGTTTTGCCGGTAGCCGAGTTGCTTGAGTTGTTCATGGGTCCAGTTCATCGTTTTTTTCGCTCCCGTAGCATCTTGATAATCTCGGGGTATTTCGCCGGGTAGAATGCCGCGTCTTTGATTTTGTCCGCAGGTAAATCCATCGTGGAGCAGACTTGGCTGAACGCTCGGTTCTTAAAAAAATGCCGAGCCGACCGCCGAGCCTCCACCATGATCGCCCTTTGGTGTTTTGATTTGTATTTCTGGCGGTTCCAGATGTCCTCGACCGCCTGCAAGATGATGTTGCAGGCTAAGTCTCGGACCCCTTCCAAGTGGTAGTCTTTAGAAGGAGATTTCGTCATCGGAGGCGCGGGCGGCGGCGAGGCGTTTGTTGAGCGTGGCCAACCGGTCGCTGGAGAGCGGTTCGGTTTCCCGTGGTTTGGATTCCAGCGGGTTGAGCCATTTGATCTTGTGGCGAGGTTGGCCGTTGTATTCCTCGACCTCGACCGTGATCCGGCACTTCTGGCCGAGAAACGGCGACTTGCCAGCGTCCAGCATTTTGATGTCCCACTCGCGGCCAAATGCCTGGTCGAGCGTGTCACAGGTGCGCTTGGTGGCTTTCTCGGTCAGCCAGCCCTGCCAGACGATTTCCCGTCCATGCTGGTCGCTCTCCGGGTCATCGATGAGGAGCGGCACTCGGATAAAATCCGTGCCGGTCTTGGTGGTGCCAAGCCACCCGTTGCCGGGGGCTTTTACTTTCGCGATGTATTTGCCTTCGGCGGTCACATAGCGGTTCTGTTTGTCTGCGAGTTCGTGTGTTGTTGTCATTGTGTTGTTTGGTTGTTGTTGTTCGGGAGATTGGTATCAGTCAAAACGGCGTGTCTTCGGTTAAATCGGCTTTGGGTTCGTCGGGGAAATATGTATTTCGGAGTTCCACGGCCCGCTTGTAGGCGGCTTCTGCCAAATGATAACGAGCCTTGTCATTAGATTCCCAAATTTTGTTGGCGAGTTCCAAATCAAAGCAGGCGGCTTCAAAAGCCATATCAGTTGTCATTGGTTTTGATCCTCCTCAAAACGGGAAATGTCTCCACGCATCACCACCGGCACGGTAGCCCCTCGTTGCCCTCGCCGATTTTTATCGATGACAATGATCGGCGACCCATCGTGCCGGATGTTAATGACCGCATCGGCATGGTGACCAATGGCGCGAGATTCGCGCAACCGACCCTCCTCGTTGAGTTGCGAAGCGGTCAGCACCACGGAATTGGTCTTGAGGGCGGTGAGCTTCAACCTCCGGGCGAGTTCCGAGATCGCCTGTTCCCGGCTGTCCGCCTTCGGCATCGTGACAATTTGAAGATAATCGACAACGATGAGATCAGCTTTCCCCATCGCGACCAACCGATGCGCCTCGGCATCGATCTCTGCCACTTCGGAAATCGTGTCGTGGATCGTCAGCGGGTAATTCATCAATCGCGCAAACGCATTGGAAAGGTCAAATCCGCTGGCGACATGGCGCTGGTCGCCGGTCATTTCCCGAATACCCTCCACCCGCTTCCCAATCATGTTTGCCGCCATCCGCCGCAGGATCGCCTTGGCAGGCATCTCCAAAGAAAAGATCGCGACACGCTTCCCAGCCTCAAGAGCTTGGAGCGCGGCTTGGTAAAGCAAAATGCTTTTCCCTCCTCCAGTATCAGCCCCGACCACCAGCATTTCCCCTCGCAGCAATCCTCCATGGAAATGCCTATCCAATGCCGGAATGCCGGTGGTGAAAGTTTCAATTGCTGTTTTCTGCTCAAGATCGTCAATCAGTTCGGTTAAATGATGCTTGATGGTTTTTTCCTCGACCACATTCCCCGCTGCTGCCCGAGCGATCTTTTCGGAAATTTCGGCCAAGTCGCAGTTCATTCGCCGGATATCTGGCTCGGATTCTGTCCATGCCGCTATCGCATCGCGGAACCCTTTCGCCTTCGCCAATTGTCTACGGTAATCCGATGCGACCGATTGCGCGATAGCACCCGGTCCATACAAAGAAGTTTTGAAAACCTCCATGACTGCTGGCGTTCCTCCGCAAAACTCCAGACGACCACTAGTCTCAAGCTCACAAATCGCCTGTATCGCGCTGCAAGCACCTGTCCGCTGGTGAACCCTTGCTATGGCATCAAAGATCGTTCTGTTAGGCTCCAAAGCGAAAAGCGAGGCATCCCACGGCAATGCCGAAAAGATATCCGGGTCGGAAACAATCAGACTCAACGCTGCCTCCTCGGCAGTTTTGGCTATAGGGACTTCTTTCATAAACAAGATGCTGCGCGTGGCTTTTGTTGTTTCCCGTTGAATGTGGCTTTGGGTTCAAAAATGCCCTGCCACCCTTGGGAGATCGATTCGTTGATCGCTTTGATCGCAGCGTCATGCCCCCACTCACTCATCTTTTTGAGTTGCGCCACTTGGCTTGTCGGCAGCAGGGATTTCATGCGCCCGTTTTTGCGGTATTCCAGATATTCCTTCCAAGCCTTCTCAAATTCCGGAGTTTTTAGGTTTGTTGGAAATTCAACCATCGTCTCTTCTTTTGAAGATGAAGAAGAAGAAGAAGAGCATGCGTTTGGCATATGCCGTTTCGATGCCACCTCGATGCCAGAATCATGCGGTGGCATTGCCGTGGCATTGTCAACCCATCGCTTTTTAGCGTTTTCGCGTTGTTTTTCACGATACTGCTCCTGCTCCTGCCTAACCTCCTCAAGTCGATTGTTATACAATTTTCCATCTTCACCTTCCTCAAACTTGAGCTTCATAACCGCATCAACCGAAGACTCGTCTTCGCAAGCAGCAAGCCTCGCCAAGATGGACACATGGTTTGGGAGTCCACCATTTGTCCATTGGTAGCAAAGCAAGCGAATGTAGATGCCTGTTTCCTCTGGGGTGAGGATTGCCGTCCCCACTAAAAAGTCCGAAGGGTAGAATTGAAACGCCGGTCGTTTAGTCATGCTGCCCTCCTGTGGCGTCCGTGCAGCGCCTCGATACCCACAACAGGGTCCGCACCGTGGCGCTTGGCAAAAGCCGCCGCTTCCTCGATGCTTGCAAATGTCTTTTGATTGGCATCACCAGGCCAGCAGTAAATGCCCTGCATCACATGCCAGAATGGTCCCCAGTTGTTTTTCACGACCTTCACCGGCTCCAGTTCTTGAAATGAAAATTCAAACTGAATGTTCATGCCGCCCCCCTATAAACGGCCAGCACCCGGGCATGAGCTTTCGCCCTCTTCGCCTTGCGGTAGCAGAGGTGACGAATCCTCCCTGCCTTGACCGCTGCGGAAAACCTCGCGCCCATCGCGTTCGGGTGGGGCGGTTCGGGAATCCATGGCCGGACATCCTCGGCGGTGAATTCCGCTCCGTTGCGGGCCAGCCATGAGATGACCCCATCGCAGGTCGCCTTCCAATCCTCCGAGGTGTTGGCATCCACTTGCAGGATGCCCCGGTCGCGCAGTTCCTCGCCGGTCATAGGGATGCCTCCTTTAACCTGCGAAACTCCTCCAATGCCTCAAAAACATCAGTTCCGATTGTTGCCAATGGCGTTTCATCGGAAAGGATTTCAGCCAACCTTTCAGCGTGGTTACGCCATGCGTCACGCTCAAATCGTGCCTCGTCGCGTTCTCGCTCCAGTTTTTTTGCAAATTCTCCCGGTATTGGACTCGTCGGAGGCTGGGAGCTTTGCCATGTCTGCTTACGCATTGCGTCCGTCTCCGGTGTAGGTCGATCACTCATTTCACGGCCCTCGCTTTCTTCGGCTTGTCCTCGACGAGCTTCACGATGTCGGCCTTGCGTTGCGCGTTCTCCTCCCGCACCGGCATTCGCATTTTCTCATGCCATTCGCGGAACGCCTTGCCACCCATGTCGCCACCCATCGCCGCGACGAGATCATCGAGGCCCGACTTCCCAGCCACCGCCGCTGAGACAACGGCCAGCCGGTCGAAATACTCGCTCCCGCTTTGGTGCTGGAGTTTCCAACCAGGCACCTCCCCATTGGCCGCGAGGAGTTCCTTCGCCGCATCCTTGATCGGCTTGAGGAGTTCCTTCTCAAAAATCGACGCCGCCTTGAGGAATTTCCCCAGCCGATCCGGGTCGGCCAGAATCCCCTGCCGGACATCGGCCAGCGAGACCGAGGATTCAACGGTCGCCAGCGTCTGCACGACCGGCTCGACAACCTGTGGGCATCGGTCTTTTTTGAGGCACCATGAGCAATACTCATTAGCGCAGGGCTGGCGGTTGGGATCGGTCGCCGAGGCCACGATCCCCTTCACCCACGCATCAGCTTCGTCGTAGGTGTAGCGGTAGTGGACCACCTCGCGCTGGTCGCAGAATAGCAACACACACTCCCACTCTTTCGCGAATGTGCGGTCCATGTTTCCGAGGGCGTAAGCCGCCTGCTGCTTGTGGTAAGACCGCATTTGGCCCGACTTCAAATCCATGCTCATGGATTTCGCATTCACTCGCGAATCCTCCGTTCCCTCATGCGAGAGATGCGGAGTCACCACCTTGAGGAGCGCCTCGTCGGCGATGATCTCATGCCCCTCGGCCAATTCCTTGGCCGTTGTGACCGCCCACAGCACCGCATCCTGCTCGTCGTCAGAGATCGAGAGGAACGGCTGGCGCTCACCCATGAGGAGACCACGGAAGGCCAAGTCCATCCGAGTCCCACGCTCCGCCGCAGGGCCGGAGACGGGGTTGGATTCAAAGCACGGACACAAGTCGAGCTTGTCGAGAGCGGAGTGTCGGATCGTCGCGCTCATTATGCGACCTCCTTGAGAACGGCCTCGATGAATCGTGGAGTGTTCGACAAAACGCGGTTGCGGTAGCCCTCATCCGCAATGTCGCGGAAGGTCTGGCCCTCGGTGATCTGGCCTTTGGCAACGAGAAAGGCGTTGACCTGCTTCTCATGCTCGAAAATGCGCTTTTCCAATTCAGCCGCCCAATCCGGTTCCGGCGTGGTATCAGCCGAAACCGCCACGGCCTCGACCTCGATCAGCTTCGGTGCTTCCGCCACCGGCTCTGGTGCGACCTCCACCTTCACCGAGCGTGTTGGGCGAGGGGAGTCAAACTCACCGACTTCCTCCGGGGTATACATCCCATTGAGGACCGCAGGAAAGGTCGCACGGACCCCCTCCGAGATCACCCGCGCCCGGAGCATTTGGCGAGGGTAGGATTTCCAGTTGTCCTTCGATCCAAGACCCGCCGCCTTGGCGCGAGCCATGTCCCAATCGATGCGGAGCGATCCGCCCGCAGGGTGGGAGAATGTCGCCGAGACCTTCTCGTTCGTGTGGTCGTGCCACTCGACACGCCCGCCGCTTTGCTGGAACCGCGCCAGCATCGAGTCGGCCTTGAGCGATGCGCGGCCTTGAATGATATGGTAGTCGCTGGCCACCGATCCGGGGTGACGCCCTTCGGCGGTCGCCACGATCATCAGCGCCAGTGCCTGGTCTGGTGTCTTCATGCCAAAGAGACCCGATTTCACGATGGCCGAGGCCATCACCTGCATGTCGCCGAGGGCGACTTGTGTGTTGACTTGTGTAGTCAGTTGTGTGTTACTCATTTTAGTTATTACTGCTTTTCTTGTGGTTTAACTTTGCCCCGTTGGATGCCAGTCCTTCGGGGCGCTTTCTTGTGGTGAGGAGGTTAGTCCTCGAAATCTTCCCATTCCGCCCATCGCCTGCGGCGTTCCTCGAAACGGCGCATGCGGATAAACATATTGCGTTGGCCGCAGTGGTAGCTGGCGAAGCACGACCCAAGGGTGAGGATGGCGAGAGCGATGGCGAATCCTGCACTCATCGGGCCAACCTCCATGCACAAAGGCCGAGGATGACGACCGGCGAAATCATCCAGATAAAATCGAAGGCGAAATCTAGGCATCGGAGAATCGTGTCCATTACGCGACCCTCCGGGTGTTGAGCGATGCACGGCGCTTGTCCGACCACCACTTCTCCAGCGAGGGCCGAAGGATGCGCCAGCCGCCACGGTCGCCACGGGGCTTCTCGGCGGTAAACATCCCCTTGTTGCAAAACTGCCGAATCGTCCACGGCGCGTATCCGGTCATTGACGCCGCCTCGGCGACCGTCATAAGAAGTTTCGCGCTCACGCCGCCTTCCTTTTGGTTGCTTTGGTTTCGATCTGTTCTGGTTTATTAAACCTTTCAAGATAACTGCGGCCTGCCAGTCGCAAAATGTAGGAAAGCGACCGATCCTCCGCTTTTGCCAGTTGTTCAAGTTGGTTTATTAAACCCTTATCAAGAGTGATCGAAATGTTGGTTTTCATTATTTCTTTGGTGCTTTCTTTTTATTGGTTTTTTCTTGTTCAAGCAAAAGCCGAGCGGCTTCAGCGTAAACATCAGTAAGAGTCTTTCCTTGTCTTGCGGCAAGTGCCTTGAGGTCTTCTACAATTTCGATCTCTTCGGCGATAGAGACCCTCTGGCGATGGTCTGCAAGTTTGTCAGGCATGATTGAAACCTATTAGGGTTTAATAAACCCGCCAAGCATTTTTTTTATTTTTTTCCAATAAGGTGAAACCCTACCAAATAAAAACCCTTGACAACCGCATTGGCAAAGGCTCCGCAGGCCGAAATAAATTTTCACCCGCTTAAACAGACGCTCCGCAGGCGAGGGGACTTAACCGGCGACCCAAATAAAAACCATCCACCCGACCGCCAACCCGCATGAATGCTGGTTTTGTCTGCTATCACCTGTCAATTGATACAACCCACCAAACAAGCAGCAAGCCAAGCGGAGAAAAGATTAGCACCCACATAAATTTCCATCCAAGCGCAGCCATTTTCCTGCCATCTCTCGCGGCCCCTTTTTGCCTGCCCTCGATGTCTGCCAGCAAGTCACAAAATCTGTCCGCCCAGTTCGACTTGCTCATTTCCTCACCTTCTTTGCCTTGTTCTCCATTACCCGCGCAATCACCTTCTCGCGGTTCCGTTGATACCAATCCGCTTTGCGATCCCTCTCCGCTTCCTTGAATTTCTCGTCCGTGCGGTAGCGATCCGCATATTGCTTCGCCATAAATTTCCGCTGCGTTTTTTTGTTGGCGTAAGGCATAGGTCAAATCCTCCAGAACGCCTTCCAATCAGCCCGCACGGCGGGAACCGCATAGACCCGCTGCACCATCGCTGGCGAGGTGTGGCCCATCTGGTAAGCGGTCAGCCCCGCATTACCGCAGCGCCCGAGATGGTAAGTCGCGAACGAATGCCGCAGCGCATTCTCTGGCCAGCCCTCCCAGCCAATCCCAAGCGCCACGCGCCGCCGCGCCTCATGCAACGCCTCCAGCGATCCTTTCACGATCACACCTTTTTTGCCCTTAAAAAACTCCCTCCGTTTCACCAGCGGCTCGGTCATGTCTACGACTCGCTCCAGCATCCCCGTGGTCTGTTTGCTGACCTCGGGCCGAATATGGATTTGCTTCGACTTAAAATCCACATCCTCCCAATTCATCCTTGCGACTTCAATCGTCCGCAGTCCCGCAAACCCGCCTAGCAGCACCAGCGCCTTCACATCATCCTGCATCGGAGCTTTGAGCAGTTCCTTCATTTGCGAAGCCGTCAAAATGTTCCGCGCCGGGGTCGCCTTCGGACTCCGCATCCCCTCGACAGGCGACCTCTCGATGAACCTCATCCTCGCAGCCCAGCGGAAAAACATCCGCGCATAGCGAAACCACATCGCCCGGGTGGTCGGCGAATCCGAGGTCTGGTTAAGCCACCGAGTCAGCGCCACCGGCTCGATCGCCGCGACCGGCCCAGCCCAGCGGGCATTCAATTCCTTGCACAACATCTCGACCTTCGCGAAATGCGACTTCGATTTGGTCGCGTTCTCCGCTGCGAACATCCGGGTCGCCACCGCCACCGACATCCCGCCCTCCTCGCTCCTCACTCCCTCGCGCCCCTTCTCGCGCAACACATCCACCAACCGCGCCCCCTCCGAATGGGCCTCCAACTCGGTCTCAAAAAACATCCGTTTCCGATCCCCGAAATGGGATGCTTTGAGATCAAGCACCCATCGATTTCGCGAATCTTCAAACCGCACCGCATAGGGATTGTGTTTCATTCTGTTGGTTGGTGTTTTGGCAGTCAGTGCCAACTAGTGCCAAAAACATCCCCTCAAAAGCAAAACCACGCAACAGAAAAAAACACGAAGCAAAAGATGAGGGGTGACCGGAGACCCGCTTGGGAAAAGGCTTCAGAGGCTTTACTGGAGGAGCGGAAGGGGTGGGATTTGAACCCACGGCAGGTTGCCCTGCGTTCGATTTCGAGTCGAGAAACGGCTACTGACTAGGAACGACTTACAGAAGCGGTGCCAGAAAGTGCCAAGACAGGCCGGATTCGGATGAAATTCCGAGCGATTGTCTTCTGGCGGGCTTTGCGCCAGACGCCGTCGCCGGATTCGGAATCACGATCTCCGCGCCCATTGGTGTTTCCTTCGATGGTGATGATCTGGTGGCCGGAATCAGACTCGACGATTCCGACATGACTGAAATCGAAAACCACAATGTCGCCGGGTTGGGCGAGGTCTCGGTCGTGGAGGATGACTGAGGTCTTGGGGCGGGACTTCGCCCAGCCGATGAAACCGTAGGCGAGCGCGGTCTTTGGTCGCCACTCTTCCGGCGTTGAGGATTGGAGGTTGAGCCAGTCGCGGACGCCGGGGCGGGCGAGCCACTCGCGGATGCACCAATCAACGAACGCAGCGCACCATGGCCACGATGCTGGCTTGAGGTCGGTGGCCTTTTGGTAGTCGCGGATTTTGGATCCGTTGTTGTTGCCGCCTTCCTCGCGGATTCCGACTTCGGCGGCGGCGATTTCGGCGAGGAGTTTGGTCATTTGTCTTTGAGGGCTTTTACCTCGCCGAATTTCGACCAGGCATAGGACAGGTTGTCGTCTTTCGGGAGATCGGGATTTTGCGCCGGCAGGTATTTGACGCTGACGCTGAGTTGCAGGTTGCCCATCTCGCCGACTCGGTCGCCGAATGGCGGGATCGGAACGCTCACGCAGGATGTAAGGAATGCGAGGGCGAGGAAAATCCAGCCCAGCATGATCATCCCTGCGGCGATCCGGCCCGGGGTCATCCCTTGCGGAGGATGTTTATTGCGCCGACCAGCCCTAACCCCGCCGCCACGATGGCTTCTTGGTGCTGCGGACTAAGCGAGACGCCCAGCCCCGTGAGGACCAGAAGGACGCCCCTCCATGTTGACGATTGGCCGAGTTGTGTGAGCAGGTAGTTCATTGGTTTCATGTTGTGGATGGTATCAGTCAAAACTCGCTAGTCAAAAATCAGTCCTCGGTTACTGCGTCCACCGCAGAGTCGCCGATGTTGAATAGGTCTTTGGCGAGGTGAGTGATGGATGCGGCGGCTGCGATGTTGGGGTGGGCAAGTCCCATGGCCGACACGATCATGTCGATGTCGCGAATGACATCGCGCATCTCGAAATCGCCTTCCAGATATTCGGGGATTCGCCTGACCGGGTTAATTGCTCGATCCACATCGAACATGGTTCCGCCCGGTTGATACTCTCCGAATGCTCTGTAAATGGCATTTTGTGCTGTCGATCCGAGGACTGGGAACCCGTAAAGCGGTTCGGTCGCAGCCGCAATTGCGATGCGTTTCGGCGACCAATACTTGTCGTCGAATAGTTCTTCGTCATCGTCATCGAGCATGTCGCGCCAGATGGATCGCAGAATTGACGAGGCAATGGAATTGATCGCCACCACATAAGCCAGCGTCCGCATCTTGGTCGCGGTGTCCCGCTCGGCGAAGGAATAGGCGACGAGCGCGAGGTTTTTTCTCGCCTCAGAAGCGAATGCCCATCCGGCGCGGGCCAGCGGGTTGGTGGATGTGTTTTCGTAAAGACTCCGCGCTCCGGGGCGTGTCGGCTGCGCGATGCGGTCGGTGACCCGCTCGGCGATGTTCCGCGCATAGGATTCCGCTTCCGCGCCGGTCAAGCCAAGTTCCTGCGCTTTGGTGAGGTGGTAGTCGTAGGTGATCGCATAGGTGCCTGCGGTGAATAACCCGTCCGCACCGGAGAGCAGGTTGCCGAGCCGCTTGCCTGCTTGCTGGATGGCGGTGGGCTTCGCACCCTTGAGTCCCTGCATGGCCATCTGCACGACCGGCGGCATCTGTGCGATCCGGCGTTGGATGTATGGTGAGTTGATTGAAGCATCCCAGCCGAGTTGCCCGGTAAGTAGTTTCCCCATGCGCTTGAGGTATGCCTTGAGCGGCATCTCTGCCAGTGCGGCCCCGAGTTGCGTGGACTGCACAAGAAGCGTGGACACGCGACCGATGAGGGCGACCTGCGAAGCACGACCCAGCACATTGCTGATGCCTTGGTTGAGCGCCAGATGCGCCCCGGCATCGCGAGTGCCGCCTTGGGCGAAGTAGTCGAGCCATGCGTTGAGAATCTTCCGCGCCTCGGCCCCGCCTTTTTCCTCGACCGAATTCTGCACATCGCGATTCCGCAAGACTCCATTGACCTCGGCGATGAACGGGGCAAAGGATTTCCAATGCTCCATCTGGAGTGTGTGGGAAATGTAGGTTTGCAGGACATCGGCGAAGCGAGGTTCCGCGATGGCGGTTCCGCGAGTGCGTAGCGCCCCCGGGGATGTGCTGGCACCAGACATGGCGGACCCGCTGACAGGATCGAGAACCTGCCCGGTCGGCGCAGAGACAGGCTGCACCGTGACCGGCGAGTAGTTGCGAATCTGCGGGAGGTTGACTCCGTTGAGTTCGGAATAGACGGCGTTGATGTTGCCGTATTCGTCGGCGTATTGCTTGAGCAACCAATCCCGCAATTGCAGCGCCTCGGGCGAGAGGTTCGCGATGATGTCGTCCACAAAATCTTGGTCGTAGTGCCACGACCCGGAGGGCTTGCCGGTCTCATCGAGTTCGCCGGTCATGTGCCTGCGCCCATCTTCTTGCTCCCACATCATCGCTGCGGATAGACCTTCCAGTTCTGACAGCTTGATGCCCTGCACCTCCATGCTGGGTTGAGCCAGGTTGTAGCGGAGTTGCTCACCCGCGAGTAGGTTGCCCCCAGCGAGGTCGGTGAAGAATCCTTCCAGCGCCTGCATCTTTGCCTGCTGCCCGTCCTCTTTGGCGTTCTCTGTGGTCCGCTGGCGGTCGATGAGGGTGTTTGCCGTCTCGCTATTTTCTCCGAAAAGGATGCCTGCCACTTGGTCAAAGTTGAGCAGGTTTAGAATGTAATCCTTCCAGCTTCCCTTGAGACCGGAGTCGGCAATCGCCTTGGATTTTCTGCCTGCGAGTTCACCAGACTTGCCGGTGTCTTGGATCGCCCCCATTCGGGCGACCTCGCGTTGCTCGCGGAGTTGAATGACTTTTTGCGTGTGAGCGGCATAGGCACCAGACCAAATACGAGTCGCCTCGGTGAGCGCCGACCTGCGGCGGTCCGCATCGGCATTGCGCCAATCGCCAACCAACGAAACGAGCGCGGCCTCGACCTGCGCCCGGGCTTCCTGCTCGGCGGTGAGTTCACCGCTGGCAATCTTGGCATCCAATCCGGCGATGTGGGCGGCGACCGAGACGGCATCCATATCCACGGCGCTGCGGACCACGGTGAATAGGTCTTGGATGTCGGCTCCAATGCCCTTGGGTTTTTCTCCGGGCGCGGCTTTTTTCGGCTTGGTGCGGTCGAGGAGTTTTCGGAATGCAGCGTCGTATTCCTTGCGGAGAGTCCGTTCCAGTTGGCGGTCGATCATCTCGATGCGTTTCACGAAGAAATCCGAAAGCGCCTTGTCGCCTGTTCCGATGTTGGCCAGCACGGCAAAGCCCCCCACCTTGCCGCGAATTTCTGGAGGAAGGACTGAAAGCACGGCATCCAGTTCGCCGATGGATTGAAGCAGTTTTGTGCGGCGAACCTTCTCGGTCATTCGGGCGCGGGATGCCGAATCGCGATTGGCAGCGGAGTCCTTGATCTGCTGACTCTGGGACTTCGCCTTGGTATCAATGGCAGTTTTGCGCTCGTCGAATTTGTTCCGGATGCCTTGTTCCAAAATCTTTGCCCGGTCTTTGGCATCGCGCTCGACACGCTTGCGCTCGGCGGGCGTTGCAGCCGCTTCGATGCGCGGCATGAAGGTGTCCGCGTTGTCCTGTAGCGCCTTCGCGACCTCGGCGTTTTCCTCGGCGGTGAGATCGGCGAGATTGGAAGCCCGCTCGGTTTCGACCTGTTCAAGGGCCGGAGCCGTATCGGTCTCCTTGGCCGATTTAATTGCGTCAATGGCTTCCTTATTGGACTCCAAGAGTTGCCCGAACTTCGCCCGCGCCCGCTCGTAGACTTTGAGCCGTTCGTCCGGGCCTCGGTTCATGCCGCCGAGGGCGCGGTTCACCCGGTCGATCTCCGACTGGCTGGCTATGGAGTAGTTGGTGTCTCCGTCTTCTGCTTCCAAATCTGCGGGGTCTACATCCTCCTGCACTTGCGCTCCGGATCGTGCAACCATGACGGCATCCAAATAGTCTGCGGGCTTGGCTGCGGCGTTGGCCACCCCAGTGCGGGCAAAAAGATTTTTCTCGCGATACCAGATGATGGCCTGCATGTCGGCCTCAGTGAGCTTCATGCCAAGTTTTGCAAGTTTGGCTTTTGCCTCCAAAACCACCTTGGCGAAATACTGCCGGTGCGTCTTGTTCTGAGGAGCGCCCTTCATTCCGCCGATGCTGAAGATTCCGCGAGCGGCTTTCTCTATTTTGTATCCATCGGGAAATTTGAAATATCCCTTTTCGGTGTAGTCATTGTCACCTCGCGCCCAGCGTTGGAAAAGCGTGAGAGCCGCCTGCACCGTGGCTTCGTCGTCCTTGAGCGCCTCTGTGAGGTCGATCCCATAGGTGCGGACTCCATCCTTTTTCAATTCCTCTCGGAATTTCGTGATGGCCTTCTGCATCTTGTCGGAATCCAGCGGGACAACCGTTTCACCCAAGAACCGATGCATCGTGCGGGTATACCACAAGTCCATCGTGATGGTATCGAACTGCCCGCGCAGGTTGTTGAAGAAACTGCCAATCTTGGGGCCGAGGACACGATTGCCGCGCACCGTGTCTTTGAGGGTCACGCCGGTTGGTGTTTTCCCGAACTGGTCGCGGAGCGCCTGCCCGGTGACCTCTTGGTCCATGAATTCAGCGTAGCCATCTAATCCATGCTCATCGATGAGACCTTGGATTTGAGCGAGGTTGGAGTTGATTGGGTCCGAAGATTTCGCAAATTTGAAATTGGTCGGGATTCTGCCGGTTCGTTTGTATTCGTTGTAGACCTTGTTGGCCTGCTTGAAATTTTCGACAACCGTGTAGCCCTGCGATGTCGTGGCAAGAATGCCGATGTAGACTGCAAGGGCGTTGGAATCCGTTGCAAACTCTGGGTGCAGTTTGGAGAGTTCGCGGATTGTCTCCTGCACTCTTTCGTCATACCACCCCATCCCGGAACCATCACCGGCCAGCCCGTCGATGATATCGTAGACGAACGCATCCGATGCGATATCGATGCCCTCTTGCCCGCCGATCTCAAATGATGGCTTGCCGAAGACCTTGTTGAACCGGGCGTCGAGGTATAGCCCAAGCTGGCGGATATTATCGAACTGTTTGCCCTTGAGTTCGGTCTCGATAGCCAGCGCCGAAGTGGAAGGACGCTTGAGCTTCTTCTGGATTTTCTTGGCTTGCTCCGAAATCTTCAGAGCAGCGGCGTAGCGATCTACGCGCCGTTCCGCCCGACCAACAACATCGAGGAGGGCTTCGCGTTGCCCTTGTTGGAGTAAATTCGCTCGGCTCCGAGCGCCTTGCAGATATCCTCGATAGTCGCTCTCGGATGGGAAGGCGGCAACGCCCGATCTCGCTTGAGTGCCTCCGCGAGAGCTAATGCTGCCTTGCTTGGTATGGTGGTCGATGAAGTCATAAACCTTGGGAATACTCTCCGGTGAAACTCCTGCCAGAACAAGTGAAAACTTGCGACTCTTCGTGTCATAGGTGAATCCATTCAGCCCCGCCGCATTCAAATCCTTGGCGACCGCCAAGGCCGAGTCGGCTCCTTTGGCTTGGAATTCCAGCACGGTATCTTTCCCAGCATCGTCATCCTTCCAGAGCATGACGGCATTTTGCAGTTCCGGGGCCGAGGCTCCGACGATAGCCGCCATCTCCTGCGCCATCTCAAGGTCATCCGTGTCGAAGAGGATAGCCTCTGGAACTTCCAGACTGATCTGCCCACTTTCAACCCATCCACCGATGACCGGCTGGCGGGATTCAATTTTTACTCCATACGCATTGGCGACATCATCGATGACTTGCTGGAGGTGGATGAATTTTGCAGACGATGCCCGCTTCTGCATTTCCTTTTTGTTGAGTTCGGAAAGTGAATCTCGGCGCAGCGGGGCGACCGTCATGCCAATGCTGTAGTTGGTATCAGCCGAAACAGGTTGAGCGAGAGCTTGCGATGCGGGGATGCGGTTGCCGTTCTCCTCGGTGATCTTGATGAGGTTCTCGTCGAAGGCGACATAGTTGTAAGTTCCTTGGCCATCCGAGCGGCTGCCGCCGTCGAGGTAGCGGATGCCGGGGATGCCTGCGGCGAGGAGGGCTTCGGAGGCTTTCTTTGAAGCGTCAACGCCATCGCGTGAAAACTCCGCATCGGGAAATGTGGCGCGGAGCGTGCTGTATAATGCCCCACCAACCTGCTCTCCACCTTTTCCAGAAATCGCATCCTGCCACAACCAGTTGTCCGAAACCGATTGCAACGCTGCATTCACCTTCGGACTTTGTTCGCTCAGCGGCTTGTCCCAGTCGAGGAGGTCTCCCGGTTCGACATCGAGGTCTACGGTGTAGAGGTTGCCTGTTGGGGTTGGGGTTGTGTCTTTAATTACTGACAAAACCTCGTCTACATCTTTTACATATTGCGAGTTGGATTCGACATTATCGCCTTGCGCTGCCCAAACCTTTGATTGGGATTTTGATGACTCCAATTGTTTTACAAAACCATCAAGCGATTTTGTTTGCTTCCAGAAAACGCGAGCTTCTTTAAGTATTTTTTTCGCCCCCGGCGTAGACACAATGTTGTCCGCCATCTGCCCGTCTGCGGTCATCAACCGAATGCCGCCGAGTTGATCTCGGTATCCTTCTCCAACCGCTTTTGCTTGAGCAAAATACAATCCCCAGCCATAAGCCTGCGCTCCTTCGCCGGTGCCGATCTTGTCGGTGCTGAACTTGTCCACCTTGTGCGGCGTTCCGTGGAATGCGCCGATGCTGTAGTTGGCGGGGCCGGTGATCGTGGCGTTGCTGGCGCGGATTGAGGGAGTATCAGTCGAAACTGCGCTGGCGCGGGAGCCGATGGAGAAATCATTGCCTTTGGGTTCCGGCTTGTTTGCCCGGAAGTCGAGGACCGGGATGGTGTCCATGCCGAGTTCCTTGGCTGCGGTGGCGCGGTGCCTGCCGTCTTCTTTGCCATCGGCGTAGATGGCGAGCGGGTCGAGCTTGCGCCCGCTCTGCATCATGTTTTTGAGGTCGTCTATGTTGTCGCGGGAGGCTTCGTCCACTTCCAGCGGTCGAACCTGTGAGAGGAATTCGTCGGGCGACATGGTCACGATCTGCCCGCCACGCTGGGCGAAATCCTCGTTAGCCCACCACTTGCCCTTCTGCTCCATGGGGTATGGATTGGTATCAGTCGAAACTCGTTGACCAACCGAGTAGTTGAAGGTGCCTTGTGCCAGTTCGCCGCCGACTCGCTCCCGGGTGGTGTCCACCATCGTCTGCTGGTTGAGGCCCACGGATTCGGCGAGGAAGGATTCAAAGTTGGAATCGATCTTGCCGGTGGCGAAGGCGTCCTTGAGCTTGATGGCGCGGGCCATGGTCTCTTTGAAGACTTGGAGCATGCGCTTGATGTAGTCCACGAAGGAGGCTGGGAGGGAGGTCTCTTCGATGCGCCCTGCTGCGTAATCCATGCCGACCTTGGCGATGTTCTCGATGATGTCGGTCTCGGTATCGGTGGCATAGGTTTCGCCAGTGGCCTCGCTGGTTTGGTTGAGCCACCCTCGCAGGGAATCCAGATCGGTGCGGCCTTCGGCGAGTGCCTTGCGGACGAACACATGGTTGATTTCCTCAAAGGCATCCTCCGGGCGTGAATTCTCGCGGAGCTTGATGACGCCACGGAAGACGCCTTCGGCGGTCGTCTCGACATTGGCCTCGCCGAGGATGTTGTAGGTGGTGAGGTCAGACCCTTCGGGGATGCCTGCAAACCGGATGCGCTCGTTGAGATTGGCGATGCCTTTGGAATCACCGGCCTCAGTGAGCCGGTCGAGTTCTTGCTGGACGGTGCGGGGCGCTTCGATGGTGGCTTCGTTGGTGGGGTCTTGGGCGCGGAAGTAGTCCACCATGTCGGAGACGGCATTGCGCTCGTTGATGAGTTGCGCCTCGTTGTGCTGACGCACGGCCTCCAGCGCGGCCTGCTCGCTCTTGGTGCGGAGGAGTTCCCGGCCATCGGGCGAGGTGACGACGATGTCCTCGGACCCATCGGGCGCGGTGACTCGCTCTATGCGGGCGTCGAGTTCTCCGGGAGTGCGGGCTTTTTCAATGGTGTTGAGGACTTCCTGCTCACCGGCCTTGATGTTTTCCGATGTTCGCTTTTCCCATTCCATCTGGATGCGGGCATCGTATTCCTCTGGATTCTCGGCTCGCTGGATGAAGGTGACTTGATCCTTCCCAAAGCCTGCCATGCGGAGCTTGGTGGCGTTGAGTTCGGCGGATGGGTTCTTGATGTCGCGGTAGGTGGCGACTCCACCGCCGATGAGGGCGAGCGGGAGGGTGGCGAAGAAAGTTTCGGCCCGCTGACCTCCCCATTCGTTCAGCAGTTTCCCAAAATCCTTGTCGGGCATGTCCTCGCGGAGGGCGGCGACGGCGGTCTCCAGCACGGGGGCGATGAGGTCTTGAGCGCCTTCCTGCAAGTTCTGCTCCACGACATTGGCTCCGATCTTGACGGTGCGGCGGACGCCATTGCTGGCGATGCGGTCGAGGTAGCGGCCAAACATGGGGAGCCGCCCGGAGAGGCTGCTCAACTGGACCCGGTCGATGGCGGCATTGGCCGCGCCTTCCACCAGGGCGAGACCTTGGGCGAACTGCGGGTTGATTTCCGGGTTCTCCAGCATGATGCGGTCGTATTCGGTCGCTTGGTAGGCGAGGACGCCGAGGTAGGGGTTGACGGCGGTCGCGCCCATGAGCGGGATGCTGCCAGACAAACCGTAGGCTCCGCGCTCGGCGGTTCCCCAAAAGGATTTCTCCTCCAGCACGGGGCGGATGGGATCGACGCCGGTCTTGGCGACATTGCGGAGTTCGCGCACGACCTTGAAGGACTCGCGGACATTGTGACCACTCTGGATGAGTGTCTCGGCTTCCGGCACGGTGGCTTGCCGCCATGCATCGGATTCCGCACCAGCGGGGGCGTTGCCGACCACGGCCTTGGTGAGATCGCCATCCACGGGAACCCAGATTTGCGTTCCGTTGCGGATGGACTCTAGCCAGTTGTTCACGCCTGCCTCCTGCATCTGGAGCGTTCCCTGCGGGACGAAGTCGAACCCACGGGTGAAGGCTTGCCCCATGTTGATGGCAAACTGCTCAATCCCGGCGCGGTCGATCTGACCCGCCTGCGCGGCGAGGGTTACATATTTGTAGATTTTCTGGCGGTCTTCGGGTGGAGCGCCGACGAAGTCGTTGGCGAGGCTTTGCATGTCCTCGTCGGTGGCGTTGCCTTGGGTGAACGAGGTGAGCGTGGAGAGCGCCTTGGACGCCTGCGGACGAACGGTGTCGAGGTCGTTGATCGTGTCGTAGTAGAGCTTGTAACCCTGCGAGAGGAAGGCGGCGTCATTCTTGCCGTCCACCAGTTCCGGGTATTTCTGCTGCCATTGGTTGAAGACCTCGGTCATGCCGTCCACGAAGGGACGGGTCTGGCCGAGTTGAGAGTCGGCAATCGCTTTGCCCACGGACTGCATCTGGAGGTCGTTGATCGCCTCGGTGCGTTGCTTCTGCCAATCGTAATCTCCCCGGATGTAATCAAAGAGTTGACCATCGTTGAGGTTTTTCTGGCCGAATGCCTGCATGGCGAAGGCGTCACGCTCGGGTTCGTAGTTGACCGAAGGAATTTCACGACCGAGACGGTGTTCCAAGTAGGCGTTGACCAAAGATCGTTTCGCAGTCGCTTCCGGGTCTAACGCTTCAGCAAGGGCGTAGTTTTTTTCTTTGGCGGCTTGATAATAATCATCATCCGTGAACAACTTGGAAAAGTGCGTATCTTTCTCATTGAACGCCTCCATTTCCCTTTCTTGTTGCCATTGAGTGCGAAAAGCGTCTTCCTCATCGCCTGCGGAAATGGCATCCCGGCGAGGAATTAGTTCGTCAATTAACTGTTCCACTTTTGAAGTTCTTGGTTTCTGCGGTTGTTAAGTCCTTTTGATTCAACTTTTACTCCGTCCTTGGTAATTTTATTCCAACTTGGCATTCTGGTTTTTATTTCCTCCAATGATTGAGAAGTTTTGATAAGTTTAGCGCCATCTCCCGTGTTGAAATCAAAAGAAATCAATGCATCGCGTTGTCCTTTTGTAAGTTTGTATCCTTTTTCAGAAGCTGCTGAATCGATGTTTTTTGCATGAGTTGCCAACTCCTCGCGAAGACGGCGGTCGGCCTCGCTTTCAGATATTTGTTCTCCCAACTTGGAAGACCTTGTTCCATAGCCTACAGAAATTTGTTTTCCATCTTGATACGATGTAAACTTGCCAGTTTGTTTTTCAGTAGGTCTTGCTTCCATATTTTTCACCCAATCAACAAGATCACCCGACAAATTGGCTTTAAAATCATCTCCGCTTGCTAACTCATACATCGTCTTCCCCCAGCCGGGTGTTATCGCAGATGTTTTTTGAGCTTCCCAAAGTTTCTTTGCTGAATCATTGAGTTTAGGTTTGATCAGCGAATCTCTGTATTCAAGCGCATCTGCCGGGGTCTTGTCTTTGTTGGCTGGGTTTGCAAACCAATCGCGCAACCCATTTTGAATAGATAGCACATCGGACCAGTAGGCGTTGTTCTTGGTCGGATCGGTGATCTTTTCTCCATACATCCCAGACGATGTTTTTTCCGTGCCGGGATCGCCGAGGAGTCCCGATTTTCCGAGATTGAGGACATTGTTAATTATGTCTCCCTGCCATTTTTCGGTTGGTGATTTCAGAGTCCCATCGGCGTTGAATTTTTTGACCGCTTGGGCAAGCCGGTCGTTGAGGAACGGTCGAAGTTGTTTTGGGACATTGGCGGCGATTTCGTTTTGAAGGGTCGCAAATTCGCCGAGGTCGGTGTCAATCGAGGGGTCGTAGGTTGCCAACCGCGCATTCACTTCGGAGATTTTCTTGGCATCATACGGCACATTGTCGCTGATTAACCGCTCCAGCCGTTTCTTGGATTCCGTGCCGGTGACCTTGTAAGACGCCAGCGCCGATTCCAGTTTGTCCTTGTCGGTGATGAGGATTTCGTTCCCGTTGGCATCGCGGATCGGGGTGTTGGAATCAATCGCTTGGGCGAGGATGTTGTAGTTGTTCGCCTCGGTGATCCGGCCTTGCTGATCGACCTGCGCCATCAAGCGGCGGACTTTGCTCATCGGCATTTCACCGTAGGCACCCTTGATGCGGGCATCGTCTTTCGCGTCCCCGGCGGACTTGACATATTCGTTGAGGTTCTGCTTCGCGACCGTGTAATCGGTCATCAAGTCGGCGGTGATCCGGTCGGTCTGCATGGCTTCGGTGGCGCGGATTTCGTTGTCGCGCATGTCGGCTCCGAATTTGTCAAATTCCTCTTGGGCAAAAAGCCCCCTGTCCACCCCACCTTTGAAAGCTACAAGAGCAGCCTCAAAATTTCCCTCCGCCGAAAGTCGGAGGGCATTGGCTTTGACATCGGTCTTGTCGAGTTCCAGTTGCTTGATGCGCGATTCTGCTTTCATCGCGACCTCGGACTTGAGCGTCCAGCTATCTAAATACGGCTTGAATTTCTCAGCGGCGTTGTTGCTGAATTTGATTTCGGCTAGCGCCCGCTTGGCTTGCTCTTGGTTCCGCGCCAGTGACTCGCCCCACTTTTCCATCGGGAGAGTTGCCTGGTCGGCTTTTTGATTTTGAGAGGCAATCGCGAGGAGCGTCTCGGCGCGGTTGATGTCGGCGTAGTCCTTGGCCTCGGCGAATTTCTGGCCCCACTTCATGGCGACATCGCCCAGCCCGCCGATGGAGTCGGCGAATTTGCCCATGGCGCGGGCTTCTTGCGAGAAAGCATCGAGTTCCAGTGTTTGGGTGAGCATCGACTGCGCGGCGTTTCGCATTCCGCCGGGGTCCACCATGGCAGCGCGGCCAAGTTGCGCGGCTTGCGGGGCGAGGATGCCGGTCGATGGCCCGAGGGCTTGCGGGCCTGCGTTGGGGATGTCGGCGAGTCGGATGGCGGGCATTAGCCTATTGCTCCTTGTTTGGTGGTGGACCCCTTGTAGCCGTAGTAGGTCATTCCGGTGTTGGCGGCGGAACCGATCCCGCTGGCGAGCGCGGAGTAGCCGCCTATCGCGGTGGCGCGGGCGGTGGCGTTGCCTGCCATCTGCTCGATGGCGGCTTGGCGCATGTTGATGCGGTAACCGGCCCCGGCGGCTTTCTCGGCGAACTGCGCGTCGTTGAAACTGATCTGCGCGGCTTTTTTGTTCATCGCCGAGGCGAAGAGTTCGGAATTCAAATTGAAATCGCCGACGAGTTCGTTCATCCCGGCCTCGTAGCGTTTTTTCTCCGAGGAGAGATTGGCGAGGAGACGGGTATCGGCGATTTGCATTTCGTAGAGGTTGGCGGTATCAGCCAAAACTGCAAGAGGCGATCCCTCGGTGGTCACACCCCCGGCGGCGTATTGGGAGCGTTGGAGTCCGAGGATGCGGGCCTTCTCGGCGCGGATGCGGTCGGCCTGCTCGCGGGCTTGGCGATCCTCGCCATCGGCTTGGGCGCGGAGTTGCTGGGATTGCTGCTGAACGAGGACATTGTTCATGTTCGCCTGGTCGGCCTGCGACTGCGCGTTGAACATGGACATCTGCGCGTTGAACTGATCCGCCTGCGCGGCCCGCTCCGCTGCCATGCGCTGCCATGCGGCATTTTGCTCGTTAGCTATCCGGTTGTATTCGGCGATGGCGGCTTGCGACTTGCTTTGCTCGCTGGCAGAATACATGGCCACGCCGGTCGAGGCGGCGGTGGCCAGCGCGGAAACTACTGCCATTGTTATTAGACCACCATCAGCACCCATCTTGCGGCTCCTCCTGTAGTGAGTTCATTAGAAAAACTTGGTTGCGGTTGCATTCGCGGAACCCCTGCCGCTCCAGCACCCGGGCGATGCCGGGATAGGTGAAGACCGCCATCGTGTGGTAACCGAAATCCTTGGCGATTTTTTTGAGGCAAGCCACGCAATGTTTGAAAGCGAGCATCGCGGTTTTCAAGGAAAGGCCGGGGGCGCTGACGGCATGTTCGGCCATGCACATCCCACAGGAATTGTCCATGTGGAGGAAGAGTGCGGAGACCGGCTTGCCGTCGATCTCGCAGACGACTCCGCATTTCGGGAGCATCGGCTCCGGGCGGCGGTGCTTGCCGTGGGCATGCCACCACTCCGAGAGCATCTCGTAGTCGGTCGGTTCGTAGTGGCGGATGGTGATATCATTCATTGCCGTAGGCGTCCCACTTGGGGAGGATCGAGATGATGCACATTGGGTAAGGTTCGGTCTGGCGGACATCGACATCGGCGTCGATGCCGAACGCTCCGCCGAGGATGATCTTTTGGTCGCCCGTGGTGGTCGTCGGGGCGAGAGCATACCATGATCCGGAATTTGTGCGAACTTCGCCCCCCCGGCTTTTAAGGGTGCGCACGACGATCTGGTGGATGCGCTTCTTGCGCGACTGCGCGGTGCCGTCCTCGAAATCGGCATCGAGCTTCATGGGACGCAGCGTGGAGGTGTAGGGCAGGCCGACATATCCTGCGGCGGTCGAGTAAAGTGTAATTGAGGTATTGCCAAGAAATGTTGTAACCAATTGCGTTGTTACTGATGTGCCTTGAACAATAGTAACCGTTTTTCCATTAAAATGTGCAGGCACAGAAACGGTTCGCGCCGATGTTGGATCACCCGGTTCAAACGGACCAGTCAAGGGTGTTAATGCTCCAGATGGGAAAGAAAAATGCCCATCAAGGTAGCGCCAAGAGGCTGTTGTCTGGTTGTCGAATTGGGTTCTCCACAGGAGCGGGAACCGCTCGATGGTGCGGTAGTCCTGCCCAGCAACCCTGCGCTTGACGACCATCCAGACTTCGTCCTCTGTGCCGTTGCCGTAGATAGTGGCGACCGACTCCACATCGGCATCGCCGAGCGTGTGGCGGTGCCATCCGACTACCTTTTGGTCGCGCTCGTAAGTCATGGCGATGAGTGTGCCGTCTCCACGAACACACCAGAGGACGGCATCGGGCTGTTGCTGGTAGGCGATATCCACGATCTCCCCGGAGGTGATGTGTTCCGCGAGCAAAGTCAAATCCGGGGCGACCCAGCCGTCTTTGTTGAGTTCGTAAACCAACTCACGCACCTTGCGTCCGTTGCGCTGGACGAAGAGGAGGACATCGTTCACCAGCGCGGCCTTCATATATTTTGACCCGTAGGAGGATTGCCGGTTCGCCTGCACATTCGTTGCCGAGAGCGCCTGCGTGGAATCGGCGCTGCCAATCGTCCACTCGTCGCCGGATGTCCCGATGAGGAGTTGGCTTTGGCTATACATCCAATTGATGCGGTTGCCCTCCGAGGCCGCGAGCGTGAACTGCACGGCATCAGCGGCGGTCGTGCCGGTCTGGAAATTTTCAAAATCATCGATGGCGCTGCACCAGACGGTGTTTGGCTGGGAGGATGTGCCGCCAAAGCAAAGGCGCTGCTCATGCATGGCGACCGAGCGCGGGTAGCCGCGAGCGGACGAGAATGCGCCGAAGGCCCAGAACTTGGTGTTGCGCTGGTTGCGCGGACCCTCGCCGAGCCACTTGTCCACATTGATCTGCCCGGAGCCGACGATGGTGGCGATGCCTCCGGTGACCTTGGTGTCGGTTTCCAAGCGGGCTTTCTGGACAATGGTTCCGGTGCCGGAAACCCAATCCAGAATGCGGATTTTTAGACCGCAGCGCGTGGACTCCGTTCCGCTAGTGATGATATTGCGGTCTGCCGACACGGAGTATTCCCGCACAATTTCCATTTTTGTGAGGTTCTCCGGGTAAATGTCGAGGTAGCCGGTCTGGGAGTTTGATCCAACATCATAGGTGTAGGTGTGAGTGCCGGTGACGGTGATGGTGGCTCCGTGTGTGGCGTAGTTGTTTGTTGACCGACCGTCTCCCACGCAGATGCGGTCTCCGTTGTTCCAACCGTGGTAGGGGTGGTAGACGCTCACTACCGTGCCGCTTCGCGTGGCGGTGGCCACGATGCGCCCAGCCGAGAAGACATCCGAGGGAACGCGCAGAATTTGGATGGTTGCCGTCCATGTGCCGGAAGTGCTGAAATCCCACCCGCCTTCCACGGCCAAAGTATCGGAAACATTGTTCCCTGTGATGAGTTGCTCGGCGTAGAAATTGTTTTTCTGCCACTTCAGTTCAACCTGCGAACCCACCGTGGAGGATGGGAAAAGTCCAGACCCGGCGCTGACCGAGTATTTTCCCATTTCATTGAGAGGAATCGGGAATTGCGACCACTTGCCCGCTGCTTGATCCACGCCGAAGTTCGACCCAGCGCGGTGGGCGCTCATCGCGTAGTAGTAAAATGCCTGGTTGGCTTGGTTCTGTGCGCTCCATTTAGCTGCGGTGAATGTGGCGTCGGTGTTTGCCGTGATGCACTTATAGGCAATGCTGCCACTCAGCACGATGTCGCCCACGGCGTAGGCGGTGGATGCGACCCATGTGGGAGGACGCACATAGTCGCCGAGGATGTAGTTCGTGCCAGCGACCCAAATGTCTGGGTTTGGATAAATATTCACGACTTGCTCGGTGGCGTTCTGGTCTTGAAGCGGCGGGTAGTCAAAGACCACTGGCGCGAATGTCCAGTTGTTGTCGGCGAGGCGAGAGAGCTTGTGTGGCAGGTAGTTCGCGTGGGCGAAATACATGATGTCGTTGATTTGGGAAAATTGGATTTCGCGCAGGGCAGAGGCGGCGTAGGGGGTGGGAATCTCAAGGATCGACTGCTCCACCCAGCGACCTGCGGCGAGATCGGTGGCAAATGTGCCTGCGGTGTGGGCAGTCACGCAGTAGTAGTTTTTGCTGCTTTCGCGCACATAGTTGCCGACTGCGTAGATGTTCCCGGTCGCCCATGCGGATGGCGTGGCGGCGTTGACCGGCGCTCCCGTGGCGGGGTTCCAGAACCTCATGTAGCCTGCGCCCATTTCGATGATGAAGCGGGTCGTGGTCGAGAAGTTGAATCCGATCAAGCGGGTCTGGCTTGTGGCCGACTTGGTGGCTCCGAGGTATTGCGTTCCCGGGCGGCGGATGACGCCGCCGTAGGGGAGGATTTGGAAGTTCTCCAGCGTGCGGCAGGCGCTGCGGTATTTCTCCAGACTCGTCCGGGCGTCGATGAAGGGCGAGACTTCACCGGCATTGAACGATGGGTAGAAATCGAACTTCGGCATGCTACTTTTTGAGGTCGCGGAGGATTTTGACGAGGGTGACGAGGCCAACGGCGAACCCGACCGTCACGGAGGCGAATCGCATCCACGCTTCCAAGTGAGGGAGCATGGAGTAAATCGCCGCGCCGATGGAGGTGGCGCTGCCGATGAGGCCGGTGGCTGCGGATTTGAGTTGGTCGCTATTCATTAGGAGTTCGCTTGGGCAAGAAGATTTCCGAGGATTTCCGTGGTCGTGCATTGGCCGAGTCGAGTCGTGTTGAGGGCCGCGACTTTGGCGAGTTCGCTCGATAGCTCGGTTCTCACCTGTGAGGCGATCTGGCTTGGCGTAGGCACGCTCGGCGCGTTGGTCAATGTCGTGACGGTCGCCAAGGTGCCGGATGGCGCGAGGCGGCTGGAGACGGCGGCGTCGATGCGGTTGAGTTCGACGGAGAGTTCCGATCGGATGGCGGCGGGGGTAAGGACGGCTGTGCCTGTCGTGTTGTCGATGGGGACTCCCAGACTAACCGAGCCTGCGGCTGGGACTGCACAGAGGCCGGTGACGGCTCCTCCGCCATAGCTCACGCCGGAGCGGACATCGGTGGCGGCGGGGAGGCCGAATCCGGTGTTGTCTGCGGTGAACATTTCGACATAGCTGTCGGTAGTTCCCGCAAGTGCGTAGCGGGTG